CATTACGAAAAGAAACCGCAATGGACAGACTGCTTCAGGATTATATAGTTTGTTCATACCTATGGAATGGTCGTACGAGGGATTCATTGATACTTATGGCTTACCTGTCTTCGACACTCCGGAAAAACCTATAAAGGGCGTTGACGGTAATTGGATTGAGATAGGAGTTATTGAGCATTGGCAAAATGAAGTTGAAGGTTTAAAAGGAAACTCAGATGCTTTAAATGAATATTATCGACAATTTCCAAGAACAGAACAACACGCATTTAGAGATGAGGCAAAACAAGCATTATTTAATCTGACAAAGATATATGAGCAGATTGATTATAATGATGATTTACGAAATACAAATGTTATAACAAGAGGAAGTTTTCAATGGGAGAATGGAATACAAGATTCTAAAGTATTATTTTACCCAAATCCTGATGGCAGATTTTTAGTTAGTTGGGTTCCGGATAAATACTTACAAAACCGCGTAATAATAAAAGATGGGTTTAAATATCCTGGTAATGAACATTGTGGCGCTTTTGGGTGTGATAGTTATGATATATCAGGAACTGTTGATACAAGGGGATCTAATGGATCCTTGCATGGATTAACAAAATTTTCAATGGAAAATATTCCTGCAAACCATTTCTTTTTAGAATATATAGCTAGGCCTCAAACAGCCGAAATATTTTTTGAAGAAGTTTTAATGGCTTGTGTGTTTTATGGAATGCCTATATTAGCAGAGAATAATAAAGCTCGATTGCTGTATTATTTTAAGCGCAGAGGATATAGAGGTTTTTCTATGAATAGACCGGATAAGACTTGGAATAAATTATCCCCTACTGAAAAAGAAATTGGCGGTATACCAAACTCTGGTCAAGATATTATACAAGCTCATGCGGCTGCAATTGAAACTTATATAGAAAACTATGTAGGTGTTCAAGGAGACAATCACGGGGATATGTATTTTCAAAGGACATTGAATGACTGGGCAAGATTTAATATTAATGATAGAACAAAACACGATGCTTCTATTAGTTCCGGTTTAGCTATAATGGCATGCAATAGGCACATGTACTCCCCTATTTACGAAACAGATAAAAGGTCTGTGCCTTTAAATTTTAAGAAATATAATAATAGTGGCAATACTTCAAAAATAATATAATAAATGATTTATACTAATAGCAATAGTTCTTTCCCTAGTCAGGTAGTACCTGATCAAGTGAAGCAAACATTAGAATATGGAACACTTGTAGGTAGGGCTATCGAAAATGAATGGTTTAGAGGAGATCGTGTTGGTGGAGCTGGAAATGATAGATTTGGATCAAACTGGCAAAACTTTCATAGACTAAGACTTTATGCAAGAGGTGAACAGCCTATACAAAAATATAAAGATGAGTTAGCTGTTAATGGTGACTTATCTTATTTAAACTTAGATTGGAAACCTATTCCTATTTTACCTAAATTTGTAGATATTGTTGTTAATGGTATTTCTAATAAAAGTTATAGTATAAGAGCTTATGCTCAAGACCCTGCAGCTACAAAAGCCAAAACAGAATATGCGTCAGGTATAATGCGAGATATGATGGCTCGTGAATTACTTGATGAAATACAAAGTAAATTAGGGGTTAATCTATATAATACAACAGATCCTGAAAACTTACCAGAATCAACAGAAGAATTAGAAATGAGATTGCAGCTTGATTATAAGCCTGCAATTGAGATTGCTGAAGAAGAAGTTATTAATCAGGTTTTAGCTACAAATAAATACGATTTAATCGCTAAAAGACTTAATTATGATTTAGCAGTTATTGGTATTGCATGTGCTAAAACATCATGGAATCCCGCTAATGGGATAGTTATCGACTATGTTGATCCAGCTAATTTAGTATATTCTTATACAGAAGATCCAAACTTTGAAGATATATATTATGTTGGAGAAGTAAAAGCTATAAGTTTAGAAGAATTAAAAAAGCAATTTCCTCATCTGTCAGAAGAAGACTTAAAAGAAATTGAAAAGTTCCCAGGAGACATGAATTATATTCGTAACTATCCTGGACAAAGTAATGATAATACAACTGTTCAAGTATTATATTTTGAATACAAAACATATTCAAATCAAGTATTTAAAATAAAACAAACAGAACAAGGGCTGGAGAAAGCTATTGAAAAAGACGATAGTTTTGATCCGCCAGAAAATGATAATTTTAAAAGGGTATCAAGAAGCATTGAAGTATTATATACAGGAGCCAAAATTCTTGGATATGAAAAAATGTTAGAATGGAAGTTGTCAGAAAATATGACTCGCCCATTTGCTGATACAACAAAAGTACAGATGAATTATACTGTCTGTGCTCCTAGAATGTATAAAGGTAGAATTGAATCATTAGTAAGTAGAACTACTACATTTGCAGATATGATCCAATTAACTCACCTTAAATTACAACAAGTATTATCTAGAATGGTACCAGATGGTGTATTCGTAGATGTAGATGGTTTAGCCGAAGTTGATTTAGGTAATGGTACCAATTATAATCCAGCAGAAGCTCTTAATATGTATTTCCAAACAGGTAGTATTGTAGGTAGATCTATGTCTCAAGACGGAGGTTTTAATCAAGGTAAAGTACCAATTCAAGAATTACAAACATCGAATGGTAATGCTAAGATACAAGCACTTATAGGCACATACCAATACTATTTACAAATGATCCGCGATGTTACCGGATTAAATGAAGCTAGAGATGGTAGTACGCCAGACAAAGATGCTTTAGTTGGATTACAAAAAATGGCTGCTGCAAATTCAAATACAGCAACAAGACATATAAAAGACGCAAGTTTATATTTAACATTAAGAACTTGTGAGAATGTTTCTTTAAGAATTGGAGATTCACTTAATTTTCCGTTAACAAAACAATCATTAATAGAAAGTATATCTTTATTTAATGTAGAGACTTTAAAAGAAATTGAAAATCTAAATCTGCATGACTTTGGTATATTCCTTGAATTAGAACCTGAAGAAGAAGAAAAAGCAGCTTTTGAAAGAAATGTTCAAATAGCACTACAATCAGGCAATATCGACTTAGAAGATGTTATTGATTTAAACCAAATAAATAATATTGGATTAGCAAATCAAGCATTGAAATTTAAAAAGAAGAAGAAACAAGAAAGAGATCAAGCTAATCAACAAGAAATGATCAGAGCACAAGGTGAAGCTCAAGCTCAAGCTTCTGAAGCAGCAGCAATGGCTGAAGTTCAAAAGAGAGAAGCTATAGCTCAAACTGAAATACAAGTGCTACAATCAAAATCTCAATTTGAGATACAAAGAATGATGCAAGAGTTAGAAATTAAAAAACAACTTTTAGCAGAACAATTCCAATATGATTTAGAGTTAGCAAAAATGCAAATGGATATTGCCAATACTAAATTAAATCAAATGGAAGATAGAAAAGATCAAAGAACAAAAATACAAGCAACACAACAATCAGAATTAATTGAGCAAAGAAAAAACAATACTATGCCAAAAGATTTTGAAAATACCGGTGCTGCAGAATTTGACTTAGGTCTTATGTAAAAAATATTAACTAATTTTATATTATTATATCATGTCACAAGAAGTAAAACAAGAAGGTAGTTTTAAATTACAAAAACCAAAACCTGCGGCTAGAAAATTAAATAAGCCTGCGACAGTTACAAAAGTAGATTTACAAACTAAAACAGAAGATAATGCCATTCAAGAGCAAAGCACAAATGAAAGCTTGTTACAGCCAAAACAGCCCGAAGTGGGATTGCAAGAAGTGGAGCAAGGAAACCAAATCGATCAAATCGTTACCGAAAAAGTTGTCCCCGAAAAAGAAGTAACTGAACTTAACGTAACGCCGGTTACTGTAATACAAGAAATATCTGAAGAAGAAGTAGCTATTAGCACTAGAGAATTAGAAGAAGAAGCTATAGAGGCTGTGAATACAGCGGAGACTACAGGTAAACAATTACCAGAAAACATTGAAAAGTTGATTTCATTTATGGAAGAGACTGGAGGAACAGTAGAAGATTATGTTAGATTGAATGCTGATTACTCAAGTGTTAATAACGAATTATTATTAAAAGAATATTATAAAAAAACTAGACCTCATCTGAATGATGACGAAATTGATTTCCTAATGGACGATCGTTTTGCATACGATGAAGACGAGGACGATGAACGTGAAATCCGTAAAAAGAAATTAGCGTTTAAGGAAGAGGTTGCAAAAGCAAAAGGTTTTTTAGAAGATCTTAAATCTAAATATTATGAGGAAGTAAAGTTACGACCAAGTATTAATAAAGATCAACAAAAAGCAATTGACTTTTTTAACCGATACCAACAAGAGCAGGAAGTTGTTGAAAGCCAACACTCAAGGTTTAAGAGCGACACAAAAAGTTTTTTCACTCAAGATTTCAAAGGTTTTGATTTTAAATTAGGTGATAAAAATTTTAGATATGGAGTTCAAAACGCTGAGACGGTAGCTGAAAAACAATCAAACATTACTAACCTAGTCAAGAAGTTCTTGAATGATAAGGGTGAAGTAACAGATTTGAAAGGTTATCACAAAGCAATGTATGCTGCTGAAAATGTAGATACTTTAGCTCATCATTTTTACGAGCAAGGTAAAGCCGACGCAATTAAAGAAATTACCGCTAAATCAAACAATGTATCAACCGCTCCGAGACAAACATCAAGCGGTGAAATATTTGTAAATGGTTTTAAGATAAAAGCAGTTAATGGTGTTGATTCTACAAAATTGAGAATAAAAAACAAATTTAACAATTAAAATTAAAAGATTATGGCAGATGTAACGCCTTCGTTTGGGACCATTAAACCGTCTCAAAAACAACAAGCTTTAGAAACTAACTATTTAAACTTTACGGATCCTAATAATGCGGATTTCGTATCTTTTGCACAACAATATTTACCAGAAATCTACGAACAAGAAGTAGAGCGTTATGGGAATAGAACTCTTTCCGGATTCTTACGTATGGTTGGTGCTGAAATGCCAATGGCATCAGATCAAGTTATTTGGTCAGAACAAAACAGATTACACATTGCTTACACAGGAGTTGAAGTAGATAGTGCTGCTGGAAATACATTAGTTATCCCAGTTGACTTAACTCCAGCTAATCCTAATGATTTCGTACAAAACGTTATCTCTATTAACCAAACTATTGTTATTTTAGATCCTGCTACAGGATTAGAGGTTAAAGCTATTGTTACTGCAAGTGATCCTATCACTGGTGACTTAACTGTTGCTCCTTATACTGCTGCTACATTAGCTGCTGCTGGATTTACAGATGGACAAGAAGACTTAAAAATCTTTGTTTATGGTTCTGAGTATAAAAAAGGATCTACTTTAGTAAATGATGACTATGTAAGTATTGAGCCAAGCTTTACTCAATTCTCTAACTCTCCTATCATTATCCGTAACAAATATGTTGTTAATGGATCTGACACAGCTCAAATCGGATGGGTAGAAATCGCTACTGAAGATGGAGCTGGTGGATTTATGTGGTATTTAAAAGCAGAGTCTGAAACAAGATTACGTTTTGAAGATTACTTAGAAATGGCTGTAGTAGAAGGAGAATTAGCTGCTGCTGGATCTGCTGCTTTAGCTGCTGGTAAAAAAGGTACTCAAGGTTTATTCGCTGCTATCCAAGAAAGAGGTAACGTATTAAACAACTTTACTGCTGGTGGTGGTTTATCAGAATTTGATTCAATCTTAAGAAACTTAGATACTCAAGGAGCTATTGAAGAGAACATGTTATTCTTAAACCGTCAGACTTCATTAGACTTTGATGATATGCTTGCTAACTTATCTTCTGGAGTTAATGGAGGGGTTGCTTATGGTTTATTTGAAAACTCTTCTGAAATGGCATTAAACTTAGGTTTTTCTGGTTTCCGTAGAGGTTCTTACGATTTCTATAAAACAGATTGGAAATACTTAAATGATGCTTCAACTCGTGGAGCTGTTGCTGAGTCTGCTATTGATGGTGTACTTGTACCTGCAGGAACTTCAACTGTTTATGACCAAATTTTAGGAACAAATATCCGTAGACCATTCTTACATGTTCGTTATAGAGCTTCTCAAGCTGACGATAGAAGAATGAAATCTTGGGTATTAGGTTCTGTTGGTGGAGCATATACTTCTGACTTAGACGCAATGGAGGTAAACTTCTTGTCTGAAAGATGTTTATGTGTTCAAGGTGCTAATAACTTTGTGTTATTCACTTCTAGCGCTGTATTAGCATAGTGCTAAAATAATAGTGTAAATTTTGCCCCCGTTGAATTTGCGGGGGTGATTTTTACTCTTTAAACAAAAGATTAATTAATTATATTATATCATGTCAAAAGAAAATACAAACTCACAAAAAGAGAAACAAACTACCAAGGATACTTGGGAGATTAAAGATAGAACATATCTATTATTAGGACCATATAGTCCATTAACTTATACAATATCATCAAGACACTCAAGAAGATTTCCTTTATTATGGTTTGATGTGGCTGCACAAGAACAAAGAGAACTAAGGTATGCTACAAATCAAAATTCACCATTTGTGGATGAACAAAAAGGAGAAGCTACTCTAGGTCATATTGTGTTTAAAGAAGGAGTGCTAACAGTACCAAAAGAAAAACAAAACTTACAAAAATTATTATCTCTTTATCATCCTTTACTTAATAAAAAATATAAAGAATTTGATGCAATTAAAATTGCTGTTAATGAATTAGATGATTTAGAAAAAGAATTAGAAGCTATGACGGCGGCATCATCAATGGACATCGATCAAGCAGAAGCAATTTTGCGTGTTGAATTAGGTTCAAAAGTATCTAAGATGACTTCTAAAGAAATTAAAAGAGATTTATTAATTTTTGCTAAAAGGAACCCGGGTCTATTTTTAGATTTGGTTAATGATGAAAATATTCAGCTACGTAATTTTGCTATCAAAGCATGCGAAGCTAACATTATAAAGCTATCACCAGACCAACGTGATTTCAAATGGGCAGCTAATGGTAAAAAATTAATGACTGTACCTTTTGATGAAAACCCGTATTCGGCTATGGCTGCATTTTTCAAAACAGATGAAGGTATTGAAATCTTCCAATCTATTGAGAAAAAACTTCAATAATACGTAATACTAATATATGGGCGGCTATTGCGTAAATAAACGCGGTAGCTGCCTAAATATTATAATAAAAACAGAAAAATGGCAATAAACGTAGATACAGTTTACAAAACGGTACTTTCTATTCTTAATAAAGAACAAAGAGGGTACATGACTCCTGATGAGTTTAACAAAGTAGCAACACAGGTTCAATTAGAAATATTTGAATCTTATTTTGATGATTTAAACCAACAACTAAGAGTTCCACAATCTAATACGGAATATGCCGATAGACAAAAAAATATAGATAACCAAATATCTATATTCAAAACATTTGGCAATTGTACTCTTCCATTAAGCCAAGAATATTTTATTGTGCCAGCAGATCTACATAAGATTGGTACAGTAATATATAAAGATGAAATAGAAGTTGAACGTGTTCAAAAAGACTATCTATTATATCTTAATTTATCGCCAATTTCAAAACCTACAAAACAATTTCCGGTATATGTATATGAAAATTCTACTGTAGGAACTGGGGGTGGTAGCACTTTAAATCCCAAAATATATGTATGGCCTAAAGATATTAAAAGCGATATAAGCGTTTCATATATTAGAAAGCCAAATAATGTTGTCTGGAACTACACTGGGATAGGTGGTGTGCCATGGATAAGTGGTCCTTATATTTATTCTCCATCGACATCTGTTCAATTTGAATTAGATGCCTCTGAACAAACTAATGTTATAACAAAAATATTATTATATGCTGGAGTTATAATACGTGACCCTGAAGTTGTACAAGTTGCAGCACAAAAATCTCAACAAGAAGAAATTAACTCTAAATCATAAATAATATGCCAATGCCTAATGGCGGTTTAATTACCGAGACAAATAGACAATACTACGAAGGTGTACAAAGTTTTGTAGGAGATGGAATCGAACAAGGTTTTAAAACTACTTTTAATACTGATTTAGTTTTTTATTCAAGCGATCCAAATGATTTTAATTACCCTTTAAATAATTTTAAACTATATACAAGTCCAACAGGATTACCAGGTACTTTTACGGAGTTTATTGGAAATTATACGGTAAGTGATAATAATATAGTATTTACATCGTATATACCCAATAATGGTGAATATATAGTTGTACAATTAAAAAAATTAGATGGTGGTAATTATGGAGACAATA